GTTGTAAACAAAAAAATGCACAAAAATGCAAATAAAATGCATTTTTATTTTGTAACAATATCAATAACTTAATGAGTTTTTAGAAAATTTTTTTAATTATGTGACATCAAATGGTATTTTTGATCCCATACTATATGGGAAATTAAGGCTTTTAAGGTACTCTCGCAATGGCCATTTCTCAGGTAACCATCCTTTGAGTTCATGAGTTAGCCTATTCCACTCTTCATAGACCTTAAAATCTAATAAAGGATACCTGACTTGTAGGTTTTTTGTTTCATACGTTTCATTAGCATCCTTTAAGAACTCAGCACAAAGTTGCCAGTCTTTAGTTACTAAGGCTTCATCTGCGCCTAAACCGGATAAAACCACACGCCCTTCTTGAATATTATTAGTTACAACTTCATGGCCATTTTGTGTTGGAGCCCATAAACTAATAATATCAACTTTTGCTTCACTACGATCTAAAACGTATTTAGCTCTATTCGCTAATATTTTTCTTTTTTCTTTTGCCGAGACGCTAAGCACATCAAACTCTAAATTAAGTTTAGTTGCAGCAGCAACAATAGCTCCACTATCATGACCAGAACTCATAGTGATAATTGGTCTATCAGTACACCGCAATTTAACAGCATCTTCAATTGCTAAAAAGAAAGCATCATAATCATTTCGAGGAGTTAATCCTTTTGGTGGAGCATAACCACATAAAGAACTTGTAACATGATTTTCTCTACAATAGATCATCATATTATCTTCTATCACGATTGTAGAATTTCTCGGTAACCACATTGGGCAATGTGTACCAGCAAAGTCAGTGATATAGACTGTTCTATTACCATCTTTAATCATGATGGTATAATCACCAACTAAAGAATGATGAGTGTATAATCCTTCAGACTTATAAATTGCTTTAATATTTTCAACAGGACAAAACCCATACACTGTTACTCGAATAGTGTCAGCAATTTTCTTTTTGAATGCTCCAAAGCTATCCATTTTGGTTAACAAACTGTGGCCACTGTTTAGCAAATTCTATAGCATGCTGTTCATCTTCAAACAAAAAGGTATGTTCATATGAATTAGTCCAAGATGTCATGCTCCATTGCCATCTTTGCAAATTTTTACGACACCAATCTTTTCCTTGCCAATCTAAATCAGAATGCAATCGAACAGAATAACCATTCGGTTTCCATCTGTTTTTATATTCGAAAATATCGATTGGTGCCATATTATCCATGAAACATCTTTCTTCTATTATATTCATCTCGTGTCTCAATTACTTTATCAATCCAAGCATCACGAGTTTCTTTATACATTACTGGGTGGAAATCATCTACATCCATAACGATACGAGTCTGTTGAACTGGCATACCAGTACGTTCTTCCCACATAACAGCATACGCTGCTAATTGCATAAAGTAGTTACTAATATTTTCTTTTTTCTTAGGACGACGACTAGTCTTCCAATCAACAATGGTAGGTACTCCATCCCATTCACAAACACAGTCACACGTACCAGCAAGCATTAGATGATCAGAATACAATGGGACTTCTTGTGCATAGACTTTAGTAACATGCTTATCAAGTAATGGACGTAAATTTTCCAATGATTGAATAACATGTGGAAGGAATCCATCTTTATAGTTTGGATCATTCTGTAGATATTTTTCAATAATTGAGTGGACTTGAGTACCACGAGTAGCTGCACGTTGTCCTACACGGTTTGCTTCTTCTTCACCAACACGAGCACGCCATTTGGCAATACTTTCTTCATTGAGAATAGAAAGTACTGTGGTAATACTAGGGTAAGCTTTACCATCTAATGTTAGATACCTACGTCCATCAGGAGCGTCGGTACGATCAAGGGTGTCATAACCCATATCGATTTTTTCATGTATAAACTGCATATCAATCCTACTTTTCAATTATCATTATATTATACACCATATTTTCTGAAATGTAAACAATTATTTTAAGCCCATCATTTCTTTTGTCATGATATAGTCACGAACAATTCCAGATCGAACAATATCATCCCAACCAAATTGAATCACACTAAAGTATGTCATTCTATCCATAATATTAAGAAATTTCATAACACCTAATCTATCAGATTCCCGTTCAAAGTCTGATTGTAAATAATCACCACTGAAGATAATTTTACAATATTCACCGACACGAGTCATGACTGAGTCTAGTTCATGAAAGTTTAGGTTTTGCATTTCATCTACAATAATGATTGAACGATCGAAGGTTTGACCTCGAATGAATGATGTAGTTTCAAATAAGATTTGCTTATTGTTTTTTAATTTTTGCCATGCAGCTTTATCTTCAAACAATTCTTCAACAATTGCTTTATAAGGTGCTTCAAACACTTCAATCTTTTCTTCGAGCTTACCAGGAAGAAAACCAATTTCACGAACAGGTACTACAGATCGAACAATAATTACTCGATCATATGGTCCACCTCGTTCTAAAACTCTTTCCAATGCTAATGCTAAAGCTAAAAAAGTTTTACCAGTACCAGCGGATCCGGTTAAAATTAAGTTTTCACCTTCATCCCATAGCTCACAGGCTTTCTTTTGGTTTTCTGTAATAGGTTCAAATTCAATTAGATCTTCATATCGTACTTTACTAGAGCTGCTCATTTAATTGTTTCCACGCCTTAGGTGATATATCTTTAAACTTGGTTTCATTGAGAGTATCATACCACTCAATATATTTTATAATTCTTTTTGTTTCAAAACTAGTTCTTTGTGTATGGCCTAAAAACACTTCGTATTTTTCATATAGATCCATGTCTTCATATAATATATTTTGCTCATTCCATAATTTTTGTCTAAAATCTTTTGGAGTTGCTAAACATGATATGTATTGATTTGCTGCTATCCCTATGCGACGAACTTGGTATTGGTCATATTGACTTAGCCATTCAGATAACTGTCCAAGGTGTTCCATATTGACTAAAGTAATTGTGGTATGATTTCTCATTTTAATATTAGAATTTTCACGAGCAAATTCATTCCACTGACTAATTACCTCATTGATCTCTTTCCATGTGCCACCATTTCTTCCCCATTCGTTAATCTCACCAACTCCATCAATAGAAGTTTCGGGTTCAACTGTCTTAAATTTCTTGAATAATTCAGTAAACTTATGAGGGAATACTGTAGCATTGGTATTAAATTTCAGTTTGATATTACTTACATCTCTATCAGTAAACCATTCTAAAAATTTGAGAGTGACTTTACTATACATGGGTTCACCACCCATAAGTCTTATTGTGTGCAATCTAGATAAATCGCTATTTTCCATCAATCGAATAACGTTATCATAGATTGGAGATTTGATTTCATATTCTTTGAAATCATGATATGGATCTAAAAAGTCTTTATTTTCTTTATAGATCTTATTCCATCTAGAACTAAATTGTGGATTACACATCACACAATTCATATTACAAATATTATCGAATCCAACTTCTAAAGATTGAATGGTATTACCAGTTGGGACAATAAATTTATTCATCCCATCGATTACACATTTTCTACCAAATGAAGTATCACGATGGCAAGCTTGACATCCTCTTGGCCATGATTCAGTCGGTGTATGAATAACACTTTGGAAATGATCTAAGATTTGCTCAAAGTTTTCAAAGTCATCAACAATAGGTGAATAATCCTCCCAGCGACAACATGGCTTAGATGTGCCATTCGGCTTAATAGTAACATAACCATGTTTAGCAGAACAATCAAACATTCTGCCCGGAATAGGAGGAAAGTTCATACGTTGATCTTTGAGTTTCTACCGGCGCCTTTATGGATTCTTTTTAAGTGATCTTGCCACTCATGGCCAGCCTTAGCAATAGTACTACCATGTTGTGAGATAAATCCAGGAGTACCAAGTACTTGTCTTAAATGAGGATTTGCTTCTTTATAAGCATCTAGCTCAGCAATCCTCATAATTTCTTCAGTGATTTCACCTGTCTCTTTATTTTCGAACTGATATGTTGGCACTTCGAATTTCTTCCTTTACATCATTGACACGTCGTGACATCCAACTAATTGCTGTATTGATATGACCAGTGTCATGTGGTTTTAATTGAGATTTTGCAAACTCAATTTCTTTATATAGGACTTCTAAATAATCTAACTTATCCATTTCTCACCTCAAACCATTCAGGTACTTCACGTTTAGTCCAGGTCATCTTAAACCGATCTTGTTTTGTTTGATAAAACGCACGATAAGATTTAACTGGATCTCCATAAAAGAAACATTCAGGATTTGAACCCATTGCCAATTTGAAGTCTGTCATAGGTCCTTCAGGAATATTTCTAGGAAGATCCATAAGATGTCCAATTAGCTCAGTCGTCTTATGAGTCTTTCCATATCTATATGTATATTCATCGCATAGAGTTACAAAGTGAACAAGATGCCAGCCATAGTTGGTGCTGGATTCCATTGTCCATTGAGTACATGGATGACCTACATGGACTGCTTTATAAAGCAGTTCTTCTTTAGCTCCTGTTAGCCTCCAGTATTTTTGCATTGTTTTTCCAGACTTTGATGGTTTCAATAGTTCAATACCATCAAGAACACGATGAGCAGTAGATAACATTTGTCCTGATTCAACAATCATTTTGACAACATGTTTATCGCATTGCAATCGTGCCGCTTTTTCTGGATCTTTATCGAGAATAAAAAGATTCATAATATAAAAAACCCTTGGACGTTAATGATACCTATATTATACCACACATCCAAGGGTTTGTAAATAGCTTTATGCAGCCCCCTCTGCTATTTTTTTATTGATGAAGTCTAATTTTTCCATGACTTTTTGAAATCGATCGTACATCCCTCGTTTTTTCAAAGTTTTAGCGTAATGTTCAGTTTGTATAGAGTCTTGTTTGAGTCTCTCTAGCTGAATAGCTGTCATGTATTACTCTCCGATTATTTTTTGTCTTGCAAAAGGTTCGGAAACGCCTCCTCTACTATATTCCTTGTAATGTATTTGGGGGTTTCCTTATTGATCATAGATATAACGAGAAGAGCATCTTCAGGATCGATGCTTTCTATCAAACTAATAAAGATACTTTCGCGCTTGACTGCAGGCAATTTATCTCCTGGACCGCCTTTGACGAAGTATCTTAAATCTACGTTTTTTCTAAGAAAAGTTGATGGTGCGTTATGTGGTTCGCACGGTTGATATGGAGGTTTACCTGCTGGCAAATTCCATTGAATAGTATCGTCGAACGTCCCTCTTAGATAATCACACAAAGCGGCCGTATCGTATTCGCGCAGAACTTTAATTTTATCTGCTTTTGACTTTTGTTTTTGCACTTCAGAAATTACTTCGTGCACTAATCTTGGTTTTGGCATTCACACCCTCACAATAATATTTATATCTTCAAATGTCTTGAGTGTATTTTACATCCAATAAATTCATTATAATATTCATCAGACAAAAGTACATCAAATTCAAACTGAAGCTTAGCTTCATAATAAGACATCTCACCTTTTGTTTTACACAATCTAAGAATTTCTCTTTTGAATTGTGCTCCAGACTCTTTTAACTGTTGGACCTTTTCAGAAGATCCATAGTAATCCCGCCAATCAGAATCAACACGTGTTCTTACTCTGCGCTTTCGAGTTTTAGTTACTGGTAATACCTTGGGCTTCCAGAAGTTTTTCTTACCAATGTATTTTTTTCCTGTATCCAATTCTGTGATGCAGTAAACAAATCCTTGATATTCCTCAGGCGTCTCATTAAATTCTTCATTTTCGTATATCCACATATAGTTATGTATATCATAACTTAATGAAATAATTTACAGTGTTTTGACAATCTTCTTTATGGAATACATCGATCTTATCACCGGCCCAATCAACATAATTAGCCCATTCTGCATATGAGCTTCTAACAACTGAGACAATAACGTTGTCGGCGTATTTTTTACAAGAGGTAATAAAGTTATGAACTTTTTGATAATCGGTTTCAAATTCAAATGGGACATATCTTAAAAACATAATATAGTCATACCGTTTGAATTCTTTTTGATGCAATACTAATTCATCTCCAAATAAACCACAACCAAAATTTAATGGAGTTTTAATAAATTCTCTAAAATAATCAAAGACAATAAATGTTTCTTTAATATCAGTACATTCAATATTAAAACCAGCTTCACGAGCCTGGTATTCTAAAAAGTTAATACCAGACCCGACATTCAAATACGTCTTATCTTTTTCCAAGAATGTAATAAAGTCTTGATTGTAGCTAATGATATTTTTTAGTGCAACAGCATTACAATATTGAACTCCTGGAATAACTTCATCAGGGAGAACATCTTGAAAGTTCTCCCCAATATTTCCATTCAATCTATTTGTAAACAGCTTTTGTAATATACCAATCAAATATTGCGAATAAGTTATCGATAACTCATTCAAATCATATTCACCTAATTTCATTTAGCATCCGTCTGGACTTATTACGTCGTCATCTAAATCATCAAAGTTTATTGGTTCACGTAAAGCTTCTGCGTCCGCTCTGCGTCCACAGTTGGGACAATATTGCGGTTCAGTATCCATTTGAAGAATAGATGGTTCTTCGCATTCTTCGCATTCGATCCTGTATTCCATTTAAGCCGCCTCCGTTGTATCTTCCCAGCCCCAGTCACCTTCCATACCAACAACAGAATATTCGGTTACTCGCTTCTCAAAGAAGTTATCATGTGAAGCACCATTTAATACCCAGTCTAACCAAGGCAAAGGATTATCTTTTTGGTTGAATTTTGGTTTAAGTCCTAATTGTAAAAGACGACGATCTGCAATATGTCTAATATAAGTCTTTACTTCGTCTTTTGACAATCCTTGGATATCATGATCTTTATAAGCAAGATCAATAAACGTATCTTCTAATTTAACTGCAGTCTTTGCCATCTTATAGATTTTAGACTTCAGTTCATCATTTACAATTCGTGGATGTTCATCACAGAATGTTCTAAATAGTTTTGCGTTTCCTTGAACATGCATAGACTCATCGCGAATAGACCATTCAACAATAGTACCCATGCCTTTCATTTTACCAAAACGCTGGAAGTTTAGCAACATAACGAATGATGCAAAGAGTGACATTCCTTCATTGAACACCGATTGGGCCAAAGCGAGGGCGAGACCGGTATGGGAACTAGTGTCACCATTAGACATGAAATCAATCTTATCAGCCATTGCTTTATACTCAAGAAATGCATGGTATTCCTCATCAGGTAGTCCAAGTGTATCATTCAATAATGCATATGCTCTTTGGTGTACACCTTCACGTGTAGCAAAAGAAGATAGCATATTACGAATTTCATTATTCTTAAATTTAGGGATCAACAGTTCAAAATAGTTTTCCCCTACTTGAACATCAGATTGAGTAAATAGTCTAAGAACCTGAGTGATAAATTCTTTTTCACCAGCTGATAATTTGGTACGCCAATCCTGGACGTCTTCAGATAGTTCTGCTTCATCTTCAATCCAATGAATTTCTTCGTGTTTCTTTGTCAGTTCAACTGCCCAAGGATAAAGAAATGGTTTATATGTTTTTGAAATTTCTAATAGTGCCATGTTACCCCTCACAAGCTCGGCATTCGTTTCCTTCTTCAATCGTCATTGGCTGGTCAAGAAAAGCCATTAACTCATCATAACCACCAACATACTGCCCACTCACATAAATTTGCGGCACAGTTTTTACTTTACGTCCAGTTACTTCTGCAGCTGTTTTACCAATCTGCTCAAGGTCAATCCAATCATACGGGATACCACGTAAACTTAATTCTTCTTTAGCTTTTGCGCAATATGGACAATCTATTTTTCCGTATACGATTGTCCTGCTATCGTCTTGGAGTGCAACCCTCTCAACCTTTTCCGATACAGTCTCAGCTCGAGATTTAGCTTCCGTACGAAGATAATATAGTCCCTTAAGGCCTTCCTTCCATGCTTTGATGTGTACCTTATTAACGTAAGATTTTTCTGCACCGGCTGGGAAGAACACATTAACCGATTGGCCTTGGCAGATAAACGGCTGTCGATCTGCAGCATGTTGTATGACCCAAGTTTGATCAAGTTCTTGCGCAGTCTTAAATATCGCTTTTTCGCCTTCGGTGAGCTCGGGCAAGTGCTGAACTGATCCTTTATTAGTAATAATCGATGACCAGATAGCTTCATTATTCATACCATATTTGTCTAATATTGGTTCTAAATATTTATTTTTAACTAGAAAAGATCCAGCCCTCGTGCGATGGGTATATGCGTTTGCTTTAGATGGTTCAATTGAGGGACTAGTCGACAATATAATACCGCTTGAAGCGTTTGGAGCAATAGCCATAAGATGAGCATTCCTCCGGCCTGTACCAATTCCATCTGGATATTCTCCACGTTCTACAGCCAGTCGTTCCGTTTGTCCAATCGCTCTTTCTTGGATAGTGGAAAAAACGACACGATTGATTTCTTGAGCCTTTTCACTTTCCCACGCAACCCCGTGTCGCTGGAGTAGTGAGTGGAAGCCCATCGCTCCCAGACCAATTGATCTTTCCTGCTTTGCTGAATACTTTGCACGCGAGATTTCGTCAGGCGCATTTTCGATAAAGTATTCAAGTACGTTGTCCAGCATAGTGACGAGATCTTCGACAATAGTGGTATTCTTCCACTCGTCGTAATACTCGAGATTGAGAGATGAAAGGCAACAAACCGCAGTACGGTCAGGGCCGGTAGGTAAATGAATTTCATTACAAAGATTCGAACCATAAATTTTTAATCCTTTTTGTTTTAGAGCTTCCGGTAAGTATTTATTAGCGGTATCAATAAAATTAAGATATGGCTCACCAGTTCTGAAACGTACCTCAAGGATTCGTTCCCAGAGTTTACGTGCATCAACTTCCTCGGTAACAAGAGCAGATGCAGGATCACGTAGAGGAAACGTTTCATTTTTAATCACTGCATTCATAAAATCATCAGTAATGTTAATTGCATTGTGTAAATTTAATGCCTTACGTTGTACATCTCCAGTAGGAATCCTCATATTAAGGAATTCAATAATATCTGGATGTGAAATATCCATATAGGCAGCATATGAACCTTTTCTTGTCTTACCTTGACGGTAAGCAATCATGTCAGCATCGACAGTATGGAGGAAAGGGATAGGACCTGGAGCTTTATCGGACACTGTACGCACATCAGACCAATGTCCGCCAACGCCCCCACCGAGAACAGAAAGCCAACGAAGCTCAGAAGAATGACTAATGAGCCCGTCGAGAGTATCTGGGACATAAGTAAGGAAGCACGAGATTGGAAGCCCTTTGTCGTTTGCCACTCCATTCGGAGCGTTTGATAAGACCGGGGAAGCAAACATAAACCACTTATTACTAACATAATCGTAAATACGTCCAGCGAGCTCAGCATCCATTTCTCCTTGATATGTTGACCATGCCTCAGAAGCACGGGCAAAAGCTTCTTGTGGAGACTTTTCATGCGAACGCATATAGAAATCTTTAAGCATTCCTATAGCATAATCTGTTAATAAGTCGTCTTTGCTTTTTTGAATTTTAATTGTTGTCATTAGCCCTGCCTTCGAATAAAAATATATTATACAACAAAAATTGCTGTTTGTACACTACTTAATTTATTATTTTTCTTGAGCAGGTTGCTCTGGCGTTACAGCCTTTTCGTAGTAAACAATAATTTCAGTTTGTTGGTTTAAGTATCTACGAATATCAGCTATATTCAAAGCCAAGTTTTCATAGTCTTTCATACTTAACGCAACAAAAGCCAATTCACCATAAGCCTCGGTGAATTCTTTTACGAATTGCTCGTAATTATCTTTAGTGACTACAAATATTCGTGTGTCACTGAGCTGGAGTGGCTTCGGTCGAGCTATTGTTGGTACCGTTGTTTTCTCCACCTTGGTTACTACTTTGATCTCCGGTTCCGGACTTGGGAACAGGCTGCAACCAGGAAGGAGGAGAAAAATCATTGGTATTACCAGACTCTTCCATGATACCACGCCATAATTTTGCTGAAGCGCCATTCATCTTTCCTTCTAAAACCTTTGAGTCTCTTAAAGCTTCTACAACAAGATTTAATTTACTCAATTTTGTTCTAAGCTCATCGCCATAAGCTTCTGCCTTTTGTAAAGCAACTGAAAGTTGTTTATTCAATTCAGAAAACTTAGCCATATCTTCTTGTAAAGCATTGATTGACGCTTCACTTGTTTCTAATGCTACCTCAAGCTTTGCATTATTTTGTTGCAAGGTTTGTATACGCTGTTGAGTATCTTTATAGTACCAGAAAGCACCGGCGCCAACAGAGCCCAACACCGCTAACACGATGAGGATTAAATATAGTCTAACCATCTGAATCTTGAATGTATTTTCTAAAGCGCTTCAAAAGGACTGGTACTTTGTCTTTACGACGACGCTTATCAGTTACGTCAATCGTTTTGACACGAGGGCCCATTGCGGTATCGGCGGGATTTGGGATATTAGCTGTTGTAGTATCTTCTTTCATCTATAAATCTCGCTCGATGTGATGTAGACTTTTTGATTAGTCTTAATATGAGTTGCCTCATATATACTTATACCAAAAATATTTCCAATTGGATAAGAATTATCATGAATTCTTATTTGATCTTTTGGTAAAACTAAAGTGTCAAAAGTAGAATTAACTATTTTTTCTTCCTTGATTCTATATATACCAGGAGATAATTGAAGGTCTGGTAAGATAAACCATTCTGATTGTTCAGCTAAAATATCTGTTATATCGACTCCGTGTTCTGACAAGATTTTAGCCAGCTTATCGTCAGTAATTCCATATTGTTCTTTAACGAGATACAGAGCAGCGGCAAAGGATCCGAGTTTCGAAGACCCTCCCGGAAGTTTTGA